ATGATCACGACGCGCAGCATTGCTGCAATGAAGGCGGGGGAGTGGGCGGCAGATCCCGCCGCCAAGGGCGCAGGTCGCTTGCAGGCACGCAAGCTGCAGGGCGGGCAGGTGGCGTTCTACTACCGCTACACGGCCCCCGACGGGACTAGGCCAAGGATGCCATTGGGGACAGGGCTGCCGCTGGCGGAAGCACGGGCGCAGGCCGCCGAGCTCTCTAGACGTTACCAGGCCGGGAATCGTGACCTTCGCGCGGCCCTTGAGGCAGAACATGCCGCGGCGGAGCGCGCCAAGCACGACGCTGACGCCGCGCGCGCGCAGTCAGCGCACGCGACCCTGGGCAGCCTTCTCGATGCTTACGTGCAGCACATGAAGGACAGCGGAAAGCAGAGCGCGGCATCGGTGGAGAATGCCATCAAGCTCCACGTGAAGGGGCCGTTCCCTGAGCTGTGGACCGCGGCGGCCAACTCTCTGCAGCTGGACGACCTCCTTCCTATCCTGTCGCGCATGGTGCGGGCCAAAAAGCTGCGCGAGGCCGGAAAGATCCGGTCGTACCTGCGGGCGGCATATTCCGCCGCGATCCGCGCCCGGCAGGACGCCGCCGCGTCCGACGACCTGCGGGCCCTGGGTATCTCCGCGAACCCAGCACGCGACTTGGCGACAATCGACGGCGGCAACAACGCGAGGAAACGCGCCCTATCGCTGGCAGAGCTGAGGGCCTATTGGCAGCGCATCGAGCAGCGGGCAGGCCCACACGGTGCCCTGCTCAGATTCCACCTGCTCAGCGGAGGGCAGCGCATCTTGCAGATGGGGCGGCTGCAGGTCCATCAGCTGGACCGCGACCGGGAGACCGTTTGCATCTTGGACATCAAGGGGCGGAGGAAGCAGCCCCGGGAGCACTTCGTGCCACTACTGCCGGCCGCGCTGGATGCCCTCGACACTATGCGGGGAGAGGGCCTTGGCCCGTACCTTGTCACGGTGTGCGAAGGTATCGCCCCCGCCGGCTACGACGTGCTGCGCAGCGCGCTCAAGGAAGTCGTGGAGGAGATGCTGGAGGCCGGCGAGCTGCCAGGTGGGCGATTTACCCCTGGGGACATTCGGCGGACCGTTGAGACGCGGCTCGCGGCCGGAGGACAGAACGACGAGGCACGAGGGCAGTTGCAGTCCCATGGCCTTGGTGGCGTGCAGAACCGGCACTACAACCACCATGAGTACGATGCCGAGAAGCGAGCAGCCCTCGACAAGCTCTACGAGTTGCTGACGGCACCGGCGGCGACCGTAACGCCGATCACAAGCAGTCGTCGTGCAGGCTTATCCGACTAAGAGATCAGGCCGCCTCATCGGGAGTCCAGCGCGGAACCATGCTCCTAATCCAGGTGATCGAACGTGTGCGAGCCAGAGACGATTAGGGGGCGGTTCTCCGCCCCCTTTCCCCGGTTCCTAACTACTCAGTCCCTCAACAACGGACCAAGAAGCGCCAAGCTTCATGACCGTAGTCGTGAGCGTCCAGCACTCGCGTCGAGTTACGCACTCGGCGATAGCGGCAGTACACCCAACGGAACCCCTTTGGGGCCGGATGACTTTGCATCTGGCATGACACCTCCTTCTGGAGCCAGATTTTGTTCTTGCCAGACGGTCCGGATGTAGTTAGAATTCCCGGTTAGCTGAGTCAAGCAAGAAATTGGCGGGGGCTCCACTCCCACCGAACACATACGCGGGCCATCCTTGGTTCGCGTTTTTTTTACCTTATCTTCCCTCGTCGTCTCAGAGACTCCAACCTCACTCGCGCCGCATCCAAGCTCACACCACAAGCGTCTGCGATCAGGTTCGGCGAGCCAAGCCTCTGTGCTGCAGAGATAGGAATAAGCAGCGCTCCTGCAAAGGTATTGGCCTGCCACTCCGAGTTCTCATAGGTCTTGAGATCAGTCGGCTTCTGGATACTTCTCGCCATGCCAATCGAGTTGTGGAGGAGCAAGTGCCCCAGTTCGTGGGCCAGCGTGAAGCGATCTCGCCCCTGACCATCCAACACACCCTGGTACACATCGTCCCGAAGCCAAATGAGCCCCTTCTCTGGGAAGGTTAGACCGTGGGCACTACCCATATCCCCTGCTTCCCGCACCTCGAAAGTGAAATCCTCCCAAAGCGCTGGGATCAGGTGCTCAACGACTTCAACTAGCGGAAAACGGTCCTCTGTCACTCCCAAGGATCGGCGGAATAGATCAGCGGATGCCGTGATCTTGTCAATGCTCAGTGGTGGTACTTGGAAGCAATAGCCACTCATTCAGTCTTGTCCTTTTCATTTGAGCTTATCTAGTTGCGCCAGCATGGTTTCCACCTCCTCAGCATTCATGGTGTCGAATCTACGAGCAAAAGCTACGGCCAACTCCTTCGCGCGATCATTTCTCTGGTGGCCAAACCCAACAACCACCTCATTCATTTGCTTTGCAGCCGCGGCCTCCAAGCCCCTCATATCCGCTTCTGGCAGCTGCAGGCAGGCCCGCAGCCTTGGCAAAAGCGTAGAAGGAACCGGCTTACGTCCAGTTTCAACCGCAGACAGGTACGCAGCACTCACTCCAAGCAGCTCCCCGAGCCCACCAAGCGTGAGGCTGTAATCTATCCGCAGCTTACGAAGCGCCTTGCCGAATTCAGTCAACATGGCTAGCCCCTCCCTGCGAACCGATACTTGCCTCGAACATGTACATGGGAACCCTTCAACAGATCTCGCTGGACAACCCAGCAATAGCATTAGAGCACACTCTGGATAGAATGTCAACCTCTCGGTTTAATTGTTAATCAAAAAAAACGCACAGCCCTCTGTGCTCCGACCACAAGATACTGTGGTGCGTTTCCTTCGTCAACACAATCTATACGCCAATGCTCTGTTGCCGCCGAATGCTGCGCGTGTGAGCGCTTCAATGTAGATCCTAGGAGGCCTAGTCTCCGGCTTCCTCGAACCGCACGGCCCGGACCAGGAAGGCGCCAGCCTGCAGTCGGAGCCGGCTTGCCGCGGCTCTGGTCCGCGCTCGGCGCCGCCAGTCCCCGGCGCTGGACTGCTCCAGCTGCCGGGCCTGCCCGTCCAGTTCCGCCGCCTTGGCACGCGCCCAGGCCGATTTCGTCGGGTACCACGTCTTGGTTGGTGCCTTCATGGTCGTCATTCTCGTCCGCCCCCATCGCACTACCTGCGATGCCCGCTACGGTCTGTCGGTCGCACCACTGCCGTTCAGGTGCCAGTTGCGCCGGCCACCACGCCGGCGCCGCAGTTCCCTTGAGTACGCTGCGGCCTTCTCCTCCGGCGACCGCGAATCCCCCCGATAGGACATCGGATCGCTGGGAGCCGCGGAGAGCATCGCCGCGGACAGCGCGCCGCCAGCGGCCCCCTGACCGCTCCAACTGCGCCCGTAGTTGTTCTTCATGCGGGCCGCCTCCGCCATGGCGCCGGCTTCGCGGCGGAGCCGCTCCTGGTGGCGGTTAACCCAGGCGCTGCATCCGGCCACGCCACTTTCGTAGCTACGGCAATCCCGGAACACCCCTAGCTGGCCCTCAATCCGCGTCCGGTGGCGGTCAAGCCACGCATACCAGCCACCGTCATTGATGCGCTCCAGCAGGACACAAACCACGATGCCGTCGAACGCCACATCCGTCAGGGCCGTGCCGTATTGCCAGGCCACCTGCCATTCAAATCCGTCGGGGAGGTTGTCGTACATGGCCGGAAGTCTAGGACTGGCACACGCAGATCCTGAGACGCCTACGCGGCGATCCGATGCTCGTAGTACGGGTGCCGCTTGTCATCGAAGATGGCGTACAGGGCCTGCAGGTTGGCAGGGTCCGGGTTGAGCCAGGCGTCGATGTGCTCGGGCTTGATGTTGATGATCGTCCGGTCATGGCCGGCCGCGGCGACCTCCGGCTCCGGGTCGTCGGTGACCGCGGCGAAGCTCAGGAGATCGGGCTCCTGCCCCTTCGGGTCCGTCCAGTGGGACCACAGGCAAGCGATCAGCATCTGCTCCCCGGTCCTGGGGACGAACTCGAGCACGCGGTTCTCTCCGTCGACCTCGACGTGCTCGTAGAAGCGGTCGGCCAGGATGAGACCGTGGGTCCGGCCGAAGGCAGGCGCCCAGAACTTCTCCAGGCTGTCCCGACGGGCGTTGTAGGTGCCCGGGAACTTGGTGTCGTAGAAGGCAGGCTTACCCGCGAGCCGGCATTGGTAACGCATGGGCTTGACCACCAGCCGGCCGCCCTCGCTCACCAGGACCGGGCAGTAGTAGCCCGGGAACATCCGCGAGTCCTTGGCTTCAGGCCGCACGCGCTTCAGGTCGGCGATCCGCCCCTTGATCTGCTCGATCTTGTTGCCGGCGATGCGCTTCTCGTTCTCCGCGGTCTTGGTCGGCTTGGTGGCCAGCTTCCGCTCGGCGTCGGCCAGGCGCTTGGCCTGGCGGAACAGCTCGGTCTCAAGCTGTGCGATGTCCTCGGCGTCCCATTGCCGGATTTCCTGAGCTATCCCAGCCACGTCGGGGTCGTCCGAGGCCAGGAACGACAGGTCCAGCGCCCGCGGCGTCTTGGGCCTGCGCTCGTTCCCCTCGTCGCGCAACCACATCTTGGCGAACGCCTTCTTGTCGAGCACAGCACCGAACTGGCGAACGAACTTGGTGTATGCCGCTTCGATCTGGGCTGAGTAGCACATGGGAGCCTCCGGTGTTGACCGGAGGATAACGCCACCGCCGTAGGATCGATGCCATGACCCACCTGACCCGTTCACAGCTCGATGAGCTGCTCCAAGGCCTGCGGAACCAGGCCGCCCGAATTGCCCAGGAACTGCCTGCAGCAGACCTGGCCGACGCCATCGCCGGCGAGGCCGAGGCGTTGGAGCACCGGATTTCGGCGAACGATGCCGACTATTTCCACAACGAGGTGGTGGCGATCATGCACTCGGTGGGGGCGGTGGAGAGGGAGGAAGGCCATGAATAGCCAGCAGGCCGACTACGACCTGGCCTTCAACGAGCTGCAGCATGCGGTGTCCGAGCACGGCCCCGGCCCAGAGCTGGATGCAGTCTTGGGAGCGATCGAGGACCGCCTCATCGGCCGGTATCCGGAGGACGAGCATGCAATCCACGAGCTGATTGCATCGTGGCTGGTCACCCTGCGTGTCCAGACCAGCCTGCAAGGCTTCATTTGAGGTTGCCATGTTGAGCCAACAGGAGATCGAGAACCGGCTAGCGGAAATCGAAGCAGAGATACCCAGGCTCCGCCTGGACATGAACACGTTCTACCGGGAGTTTGAGGACCGGACGGACCGAATCTGTGAAGACGTCCGCGATGACCAGCAGGAGTACGTGCTCGACCGCCTGCGAGAGATGGTCGACCGTGCCGGCATCAATGGGTGAGCCCTGGTCCCCGCTGCCCCGCGAGTTCTACCGCAGGCATCCCACCGCGGTAGCGCCTGAACTGCTGAACAAGATTCTCGTGCGCGCTGACGGGAGAGCTGCCCGCATAGTCGAGGTTGAGGCCTACGCGGGCAGTGAAGACCCCGCCGCCCATTCGCACCGCGGCAAGACCGCCCGGAATGCGACGATGTTCGGCCCGCCTGGCCACCTGTACGTCTACTTCTCCTACGGCATCCATTGGGGCAGCAATGCGGTGTGTGGCGACGTTGACGATGGCGCGGGGGTGCTGCTGCGGGCCGCCGAGCCGCTCTCGGGTCTTGACCTGATGCGGGAAGCTCGGGCCGCCGCCAAGAGCGACCGCGACCTGGCCAGCGGGCCGGGGAAGCTCTCTCAGGCCATGGGCCTCGATCGCTCGTTCGACGGTGCAGACCTTGTCACCATGGACCGGGGCGTCTCCATCGTGAGCGACGGCACACCGCCACCGGTGGACCCCGTGGTGAGCCCCCGCATCGGCATCAGCAAAGCGGTCGACCTCCCGTGGCGGTGGCACGTACGGGACCACGGCCACGTCTCCGGCAAGCGCTCTCCGCGCACGTAGCGAACCACGTCCCGGTGAGGTCCATGGGCGCCAGCTGCCCCCGCGTCCATGCGGGAGCCCGGCGGGGTTTGGCCTGGACTGTCAGTCGGCGCGCTGGTGCTGGCCGGCTCACAGTAACCGGCCCAAGGTCCACGAAATGTCAGCGAACCCAGCACCGCGCTATCGGAGTAGGCCCTTGCCGCTGCGCGAATCCGGCGCACATGGCCAGGCTTCCGTGTGTTCTCCGTCGCACTTCGGGACTTTCGTTGGTCGAACAAGTGAACGTTCCGGACCGGCTCCTACGTCAATCCGTAGACCCCCTAGACGCCTGCGCTGCCGACACTTCCGCTCCGACCCCACCCTGCAAGTTGCCGGCACCGCTTACGCAGGGCACACGAGCCGATCACGACACCTTCACTCCCACCCCGCGTGGTCGACTTAAGTTCGACCTGCGGGGGAAGGCGGCAAGGAGTCTGATATGGGATACAGCGCGCAATTCCTGACGAACGAAGAATGGCTTCAGCTGCAGGCGGCATACAGGCTTCACGGGAACGGGCCAGGGTTCTGGCAGGTGTATCAAGACCTCCTGCATGCTGCGTGCGCTCGCAATACGAAAACGGTGTTCGGGGTGGCGAATGAACTGGCCAGTATCGCCGAGCGGATGGGCGCAACGCAGAGAGCCGTTCTGTTGGCCACTGCCGACATTTGGACCCCGGGCGGTGAGGCCCTGTCGCCTCACTGAACCAACCGGCGGCACCGCTCAAGAGCGGTGCCGCGCTCCCCGCACTCCAGTAGCAGGGATCACACTGGCTGTTGGATCGTCTCCTGCTTGGCGATGTTGTGGGTTGCGATGGTTGCACTCGGATCGGTGCCGGCGAAGTACATCCGGTCACCCACGTTGAGCTTGACCACGCGCCGCACGCCGACGCTTTCCAGACCGACCACGGACTCCCATGCCAGTGTGCCGGACCGGGACACCAGCACCTCCTCGCCCAGCATGTCCGGCGTGTAGGCCGTGGCACCGTTGCGCAACGTCATGGGCGTGCTGCGGCTCTGGATCACCCGTGCGCCAGATGCCGCCACCAGCTCGAAGCACTCCTCCTCGCCCAGGGCAAACGCCCTGACCGCCTGCATCGTCACCGCCGGCACGTCGGGGTCGTCGTTCCAGCACCCGATCTCGTCGCCCAGCTGCAGGTCGCGGACCCACCGGCCATCCAGCAGCCGCGCGGTCTCGTAGTCCACGCAGTAGCTACCACCACCCCCACCCGCCGGCGGTGGCGGCGGCGGCGGCGCGATGGAGTTGTCCGAGAACGTCCCCGGCGCGCTGCCCGTGGTGTTGAAGTTCTGCACCTCAATGTTCAGCACCAGGTGGTAGGTGTGCCCCTGGGTAGTGCGCGCCCGGAACGCCAGCGTCGACCAGTTGGCCGGGGTCGTGTAGGTGTACGTGAAAACGTGGGTAACCGTCGAGATGACGCCTACCGTTTCCGACCCCAGCACCGCCCAGACACCACCGTCGATCTGCACCTCGATGCTGTAGGTCTCGTTGCCGGAGCCACCACCAGAGACCGACATGATCGTCAGGTACACGTCCTTGACCTTCTCCGACATCCGGCTGTAGTCGTAGCCGGAGCCGTTGTCGGGCGCGATGAGCGGCCGGCTGGTGGCCGTCTTGTTGCCCAGGCCGCCAGAGCTGCGCGCCACGTCCTTGATGACGAACGGCGCGGTGCGATCACCGCCGCAGAAGATCCGGGACGATGCCAACGCGATGGCAGAACTCGACAGCACCGAGGACGTGATGCTGCCGCTGAAACCAGCGTTGCCATCCTTGTCGGCCCACATCGCCGCGTTCGACTTCTTGGCCGCGCCAGCGCCTACGTTCGGGCCCAGGTAGAGCATCAGGTTGTCGGTGCCGAAGCCGGCGCCGAGCACTGCCTGCGCAGTTCCGGCCCAGGTCCGCAGGTAGCCGGCCTGCCACTCCATGCCGTTGTTGGCGCCCACCGGCGACATGACCCGGAACGCGTCGGTCATGAAGTTGATCTCGCCGCGCACGCCGTCGTTGATCGACTGCATGCCCACGACCCGGCCGTTCACGTCCAGGTACATGCCCCACAGGGCCTTTGCCTGCCCCAGGCTGTTCACCTCCACCGAGAGGAGCTGGGTGACCTGGGCGTACTTCTCATCCACCCCCGACGCCGACGGCTGCCAGGGCGGCACGGTCGTCTGCTCGGCAGCGGCCACCGAGACCATGGGCCGAATCACGCTGAACGCCGGCGCGGAGACCGAACCGGTGACCTGGGAGCGGAGCCAGAAGCGCAGCGCCACCGTCCCGACCGGAGCCACAGCAAAGGCGGACTCCGTGACGTAGCCTTGCGGGACCACCGCGCTGGGGCCGCCAGAGATCGTCCCGCCAGAGGAGTTGAGGAAGTCGACACCGAAGGACAGCGTGCTGGACGCCTGCCGATCGCCGGCGCACTGGACGCAATAGCGGGTGCCGGCGACCGCCGGAACGCTGTTCGAGCGCACGACGACCGTTCCACCCGACAGCGTGGCGGTGGATTGCCACGTCAGGACGTTGATGCCGCCCGGGCGCTGCCCGTTCCTGTTGCGGTACAGCTTGTAGGTCGACTCGGCGACATTGCCCACAAGGGAGTCCGAGGCGATTGCCCAGCCGAAGGTGTCACTCTCGAATCCCGCGTTCCCGATCAGGTTGCCGCTGGTCGCGCCGATGGACGCCCGAACCTTGGTGATGTCCTGGGACTGCGCGGTGATCTGGCCGCCCTGCTGCTCGACAGTCGTGCGAAGCGATCCCAGGCCCGAAGCGTTGGCCGCCAAGCCTGTGGCCGGATCGTTGATCTGCCCCTGCAGCAACGTCGTACGTTCGGCTTCGGCCGTGATGCGGCCCTCTGCAGTCTCCACGCGCGAGTTGGTCAGGACGATGGCGGCGGCGTTGGCCGTGGCCTTGTCCCCGGCCTGCTTCGCCAGCTCCCGGTTGTTGGCGTCGATCGCATTGAGCACTGCCTGGCGCAAGCCGTAGACATTCAGCCACTTCTCGAGGAACTTCGCCGCGGTGCTGACGCTGATGTTCGCCGACAGCGTGGTCGTGAGCGTCAACGGGCGCGGACGGATGACGGCCGCGCGCGTTGGCTTCGCCGTCAGCCGCATTTCGACCGGCATGGACTTCGGCCGGATCGCCAACGGGTAGGCGATGCTCGGGCTGGCGTGCAGGCCGAACTCCGCCGCCGCCGGCGCGGGCACGATCTTCGCGGTGGCGCTGGGCGACGCGGCCAGGCCGAACTCCACCGCCGCCGGCTGCACCTCCGCGCTCGCCCAGGCGCTGGGCGAGGCCGAGAGGCCGAACGTGACGGGCATCGGCTTGATGCCCGTGCTTCCCTTCGGGGATGCCGCAAGGCCGAATGCCATCGCCATCGGCGCCACGGTCGCCACAGCGACCGCGGCAACCTTGGACGCCAGCTTGATCGATACCGGCATCGGCGCCGCGGTGATGTCCGAGAACGCCGGCCCGGGGGCATCAGCCGTCAGCACCTGCCCGCCGCCGGTCAGCAGCCGGCGGCCGTTGCCAGTGAGCAGGTACTTCGTCATGCGGGCCAGCCCTCCGTTACGTCATATGCAAGCGCCGCCGACAGGTCGGGCAGCGCGTCGATGGCTTCGTGGTGCGCGCGCTCCGCCGAGAAGCAGGCTTGAACATGCGCGGTGATCGCACCCGCGATGCCTTGCAGCTCCACCGCGGTCAGGTAGACCCAGCCGTTCTCGGCCTTGAAGTCCACGCCGTCCACCTGCGCCACCTGCATGGCAGCCAGGACCGAGGCGATGCGATTCTGGTCCTGCAGCGCTGTGGCCACTCGCACGCCGCCGAGCGTCAGCCCGCCCGTTTCGTGGGACCAGCGGCGAGCGGTAGCCGCTGCACGCAGCTTTTCCTTCACCACGGCCAGGTCTGGTGCGGAGAGCTGCTCCTGCACCCATCCGCTGCGCCACACCACCCGGAAGCCGGTATCAGCGACCGGCGGCTCGGTGGGCGTGCAGCGCACAGGCAGCGGCCCATTCTCTTCACATTCAACCGTGCCAGCCGGAGCGCCCGTTTCGTCCCACAGATAGAAGGTCTTCATGCCTTGATGTACCCGGTGAGCCCCGCCCCGATACCCGCGAGCGAAGGCGTGATGAACTGCGTTCCGGAGTCGTAGCTGTACTCGGGCAGCGAGCGGAACTGCACTCCATTACCCACTGCCACGGCCGTGGTGTCCTCGACGGCGAAGGCGGCCGTCGCATTGGTCAGCGCAGTGGAGATGGCGGTCCAGCTGGCCCCAGCATCGAACGTGTAATAGCTGGTACCCGTGGTGGTGACGATCACTGCCACAAGGGCCGACGTGCGAACGACGCCGGCCTGCGTCGTAGTCACGCCCGCCAACGTCGAACTCGTCCAGGTTGTGCCTCCGTCGATCGTCCGCAGGACCACGCCCGTGCTGGAGACGGCAATGGCGCGAGCCTCATCAAAGGCGCACGCGCCCCTGACATTGCTGAAGCTCGGAACAGTAATCGCGGTCCAGGTTGCCCCGCCGTCAGTGGTCCTGGCCGCCGAGGTGCCCGTGTTCGCAAATGCAACGGCAACGCTTGCGCTGAACCGAACCGTCCGCCTGGCGTCCGCCATAGCCGCGGCGCCTGCGCCGAACGAGGAACCCCCATCGGTGCTCAGTCGGCCGGTGCTGCTGTCACCGGTGAGATAGATGCGCGACGCCGTGAACACGGTGATGGTCCGCAGGGCATTCGTGGTGCCACTGGAAACGGCGGTCCACGTCGCACCGCTATCCACGCTGCGCAGAACTACGCCTGCCTGGCCACACGCGATAACCACAGTACTGGACGCGCGGGCCACCGCCAGCAGGTTCCCCGCTACGGTGATCTGAACCCAGTTCACACCGCCATCCGTGGTACGCCAGACCACGTTGTTGCCTACGGCCACGGCAACGCGCTCAGTGATCCAGCACGCATCGTTGATCGCGGTGGTGATCCCGGTGGTAGGTGTCTGGGCTGCCCAGTTGCGGCCCGGCGGAACATCGCCGATCAACCCCACCAGCCCGTAGAGGTCAGGGTATGCCGATTGGCTGTAAACGGTGCCCAGCCTAAGCCAACCGGCTCCCGGGTTACGGGCCGAAACCAGCGTATCGCCGGTCTTCGCGCCGGAGCCGGCCATCGCCAGGATCGCGGCGATGGTGGTGCGCAGCGTGGAGTCCTGACCCGTGCCGCGCTGGACCGCGACCACCTCAGCCCCGGTGAGCGTCCCCGCCGGGTCCAGCCCGTTGAAGTCGGTGCCCATGTCGGCCATATCAGTCCACCGTGAAGTTGATGATGGCGGGATCGAACTTCGGAGCGATGCCGGCCGAGATTGCCAGCGATGCCGGATCATCGAACGCGGCGCGCCACAGGAGCTTTCCGGCGCCGGACGCGGCCGCGCCAACGCCAATATGCGTGATCGTGGCGCTGCCAGACGTGCAGGCCGGGAACTGCACCGTGGCGGTGTTCGATACGATGTTGCCGGTTACGGTCCAGCCGCCCGCTGTGCGAGCTACCGGGACGCGGGCATACCCACCATAGGCGACCTCGCTCGTGGCCTGGTTGCCGCCCTCGCCCGGTTCTGCCGTATGCAGGCTCACGTAGAACGAGCCGGGGACAGCAGAGCCCAGCAGGCCGGCGGCGTCGCCCAGGCCAGTGAAGGGCGTGTTGTTGAACATCAGGAGCAGATAGCCGTTTTCGAGAGTATCGGTGGCTGCGGTCATTGTTTCCTCGTGCAAAAAGAAGGCCCGCTTGCGCGGGCCTGGTGGGTTATTTGATGTAGGTGAATCCGCTGGTGTCGTTCCATGGCACCGGGTCGCTCAGGGTGGCGAGGTAATCCGTCAGGTCGTCAACGGCGGCCTTGTATGCGTCGAACTGTTCCGTCGCCTCGGACAGCTGCGCCTCGGCCTCGATCCCCGGCAGCTCGTTGAGCAGTGCCTGGTAGTCCCGGATCAGCTGCGGCTTCTCGTCGGCCGAGATGATCGAGTCCGACAGGATCGTGTTGATTCGCTCCTGCGCCGCGGCCACCGCCGCCTGCCTGGCTGCCCGCTCCGCATCGATCTGCTGCTGACGCTGCAGGGCTTCGGCAGCGATCTGGTCGGCACGGTCAGACGCTTCCTTGGCATCCCCCTCGAATCGCAGCCGGTTGGCCTCATCGATCTGGCGCTGCAGCTCGATCAGCTTCTCGGTCGTACCCTCGGGGTCCAGGTCATCGATGATCTCGCCCAGGTTGGGGCCGAACGTCCTTGTCACCGTGCGCATGCCCTCGGACAGCTGCCCGGCCGTGTTGCGCGATCGACATGCGATGGTCCACTCGCCTGCCGCCGGGAGCACGCTCTCGAACGGCGCCGTGTAGTACCCCGACTCCCCCAGCGGGGTCATCGTGTTCCAGTCCGGCACCGGGGCATTGCCGGCCGTGTAGCGGATCTCCACGCCCGCGAAGTCCGGCGAGCGCATCGTGTCCGCCAGCCAGCCCCAGGTGTATACGCGGACGCCACCACTACGCTCGACCACGTCGAACAGATCCACCAGCACTGGAGGGAGCCCAGCCCCCCCGGTGGTGTAGACCGCCTGCACTGCAACGCCGGCCTCGCCATCGGGCGAGAACGGCCGCACGACGATGGTGTACGTGCCTGGCTCGTTGATGCGCCACGTTGCCGTCCGCGTCACCGTCTGGGCCACGTCCTGCAGCTCGCCGCCGGCGCCGGCCGCCCGAACCACCGTTGCCCCCACAGGCCCGGTCACGTCGAACGTGGCCGTCAGCTCGGTGAATGTGGTGTTGCCCTGGACGATCTGGGCCTCGCTGATCCGCAGGTTGCTGGCCACCGGCCGGGTCTGCAGGAGCGATTGATTCGGCGCCGGGATGTAGTGCCCGGTGAGCACGTAGTCCCAGAACTCCGGCCCCTCCGGCACAACCCGCACCGCGGCGCCTTTCAGGTCAGGCTCCGGCTCGATGCTGGTCACGCGCACCCGATAGCCCGGCGTCTGCCGGAAGTCGTAGACCCAGATGGTGTCGTGGGCCGGGTTGTCCGGATCGGCCCCGGGGATCGCGGCATCTGCCGGCCACGGATCGGCCAGCGTGATGCTGTTGCTCGTGCCGCTGAACGGCTGCACGCGCAGCACCCTGTACACCCGCTCGCCGGGGATGCGCAGCCCGATGTACGCATTGCCGGCCGCCGGCGCCGGTACGGGTTCGTCCAGTAGCAGCGTCATCGCGCCGACGGTACCGCTGGCGCCTTGGACACGCCCGCCGTAGCCCCACTGCGTGAGGTCGTGCTGCAGGGCCAGCAGCGACAGCCGCTGGTAGCTCAGGTGCTCGATGTCCGTGCTGTAGCCGATGTCCTTGTACTGGTACAGGTGCTGGGCCAGATGCCAGCGCGCGGCTCGGGCCGCGTGCTGCTCCGTGCTCACGCCCTCCCCTGACACCTGGGCCGGGTTGAGCATGATGTCCACACCCGGCGCCGGCACCCGCAGGGTCTTGGCCTGCCAGTCGGTCGAGTCGATGTACGTGTACTCGATGCCGTCCGCGGCGTTCGCCAGCGTGTAGTCGACCTGGAACGTGCCCTTCTTGATCGTCGGCATGGCGACGACGCCGGACAGCGGCTGTTCCTGCGCTGCCCAGACCACGCCCAGCCGCCCACCGGCCCAGGTGATCTCGCCGAAGCCCGCGCGCGCGATGGCGGCCAGTACGTCGGTGTGGCTGCGCGCCTCCTTCACGTAGAAATCGTAGGTGTAGCCGTTGGCGGCGCAGTGCAGGGAGAACGCCTTCCACGACTCGATGTCGATCTGAGCATCCGCCAGGGCCATGCCTGCCAGCAGACGAGGGCCGGCCCAGATGCCGCGCGCGTACGCCAGGCACTGTGCTCCGGGATTGCTGCTCTCCTTCGTCACCCACGCCGCGCCGCTCCACTCCGGGATCGGCGCCGCGACGGCGACGCCCCGCAGCTCGTCCGGCGTGCCATTGAGCTGGCCGGTGGCCTTGATCCGCACGCCGCTGCGCGCGATTCCGGTGTAGTCGGCGTCGTCAGCCTGGACTGACGTGAGCTGGGTCCACTGGAAGTCGTTCTTCTGGGTGTTCTTCCCCTCGTAGTTGCCCTGCCCCAGCATCCGAACCCGCACGTCGTACTGCCCGCGCGCGACGTCTCGGGCCAGCGTTGCCCGGCGCACGTCGAACCGGTCCGAGCGGAAGGTCTGCGATGCCAACGGCTGCCACGTCGCGCTGCCCACCGGGCGGTACTGCGCTTCGACGGTCTCCGAGACGTAGTAGCTCTTGCCGCTGGTGCCGGTGCCGCCCAGGACGTATTCCAGGTTGATCTGGATGCGCACCGTGTCGGCGCTGGTGGTGCGCTCCACCCACGCCTTGTCCTTGGTCAGCTCGGCGCCGTCGATGGTGTCGGCGTTGCTGTACAGCGGGATGGTCTGCTCCGGCATCTGGCTGTAGCCAGCGTGGTAGACCTGCACGCCCTCGTAGTTCGACAGGGGCGTATCGCCGTTGTACAGGGCCTCGATGCGACCCACATTGATGCCGGCCGACAGCAGCAGGCCGAGGAACTGATCGTTGCCCTCGTACCAGGTGTACGGCTTGCTCAGAAGGTCCGGGGTGATCTGCACCCGGCCGAACAGCAACGGGTACGGCTCGTATAGCCGCAGCTGGTTGCGCGCGCCGCTGATCGAATGCACCGGGTCTTGCTGCCAGTTGTCCACCTTCGGCTGCTTGGGTGCCAGCACCTTGTTGATGAGCATCGATCCGGCCATGTAGACGCCGGCTGCAGCCAGGGCGCCCCAACTGCCCGCCACCGCCCCGGCACCCCACATGCCAGCCGTGGCGCCGCCAAAGCCGAACGTGAAATAGGTCAGGGCCAGCACGGCGACGAGAGCAAGCGCAGAGCGGCCGACGCCGCCGCGGACCTCGATCACCTGCCCCTGCTTCGGGTAGACGTGGTGCCACAGGTGCCGCTCGACGGCACGGCCGCCGATGCACACTTCCCACCGCTGCCCGTCCAACTCCGGCACGTTGCGCTGCAGGATGGCGTACAGGCTCTCACCGGCGCGCGCCTCCCACACAACGTTCCGCTGGCCGTCCAGCATCAGCGGATGCGGGGTCACGATCAGCTGGCCCGGCCCCAGCGGCGGTTGTTGCATCACGCCCATGCGTAGTAGCCCTCGATCCTGAGCCCGAAGTCGGGCAGCTCACGCACGCGGTGCAGCACGCTGCAGCCGTTGCGCCCGTTCGTGTGGAGTACCCAGCCCTCGTAGGCCAGGAAAAAGAAAACCCCGGCATGGCCGGGGCGCTTCTGTCCGTGTTCGACCATCAGGACGAGATCCCCGTCCTGTGGCGTGTCCGTTCGTCGTCCATAGGGGCGCGACAGCTCCCCAAGGGCCGCCTGCCCCTCCACGCCCCGCGGTCGACGCCCTGGAAGCTGAACCGTGCGGCCGAACAACGCCCGTTGGACAAGCACCACCAGATCGGCGCAGTCGAACTCCCGCTCGTCGTACGGGATGGCGACGAATCGCTCCACATCGGCCAGGCGCATCAGAACGCCCCCGGCGCGGTGAAGGGCGTGTACCGCAGCCGCACAGCCTGCTGGCGCATGATCGCGTCGTAGCCGCACTGCGCCGTCGCCGTCCTGGCATTGACCGACACCTGCGTCAGCGGCAGCAGGAATGCGCGCTCGATGACATTGGGGTCGGCCCGGTCGCTCAACAGCAGCCGGGCCATCACCACGTCACCGGGCAGCAGCCGTTCCAAGTCCTCCGTGATGCCGCGGCCCACGTTGTCCATGGTCAGCACCGCCCGCGGCGTCTGGCCGCCCACGTCGCTGGGCAGCTTGAACCCGAACGGCACGCCGACGTACTCGACGCCGTTGCTCGTCCAGTTCTGCGTGTCGTTGACCAGCCGCAGAGTCTCGCCGAACGAGGGGGCGGTGATCTCCAGAAACAGCAGCGTTCCGGCCGTGTCGGTGACACGCTGCCGGCGCTCGGTGAAGGTCGTCATCGCTGGTACTCCATGATGACCGTCCGGCTGGCGATGTAGAACGCCGGCCCCAGCGGGACGAGCGTGCCGATGCTGCCGCCCTCAAACCGGGCCTTGATCGTCGCACCCGTCCTTGGGTGCTTGATCTGGAACCAGCCGATGCGCTTGATGGTGTCGAAGTACCAGGACTCAAACGATGCGATGTCCGCCTTCTTCCGGAAGAGGATCGTCGCGCTCACCTTCGCCATGACCTGCGTATTCAACAGGCGCTGCTTCGGTACGCCCCGCTCCATGTCGGTGCGCTCCACCGCCGGATCGAACGACTCCGTGAAGCCATCCGCCAGGATGTGCGCATAGCTCGGAAAATCAGCCAAGTTGATCCCTCCATCCGTATCGGCTCTTGCCGGCCTGGGCCACCCTGCCGCCCGAGGCCACGTCGTCAGCCACTGTGTCGAGAATGAGCCGGATCAGCTGGCTGCCGTCCGGCTGCTGCTCCGCCGACGCGGTGGCCTTCACCGGCTGCCCCTTGTTGATCACCTCGACCTTGACCGACGCTGCACCACCGCCGGCAGCAGAGACGCCCAAGCGCCCGTCTGGACCGCGACGGAGCGGCATGATCGCCTCCGGCCCCGCCTCTCCGAACACGCCGGCACCCTTGGCGAACGCGAACAGGTGCGGACTGTCGTACACCCCGCCGGAGTAGGCCGACAGGCTCGGCGAGTTGTAGGCGCCGCCCTTGGCGTTGGGGATCAGCTGCCCCATCAGACCCGCGGTGATGCTCTGCGTTCCGCCGCTGACGAGCGCATTCCCCGCCGCGGTGGCGCCGCCGAACAAGCCGGCCATGGCGTTACCGAGGACGCCGGTGATCATCTGCCGTGCAGCGATACGCGCCAGGTCCGCGATGATCGAATCCGCCAACTCCGAGAACGACAGCTTCCCGGTCTTGACGAAGCGCACGATCGCGTCTTCCGCTCCCTGGAAGGCGTTGGCGAACAGATCGCGGGACTGGCTTGCGACGTCCGCCGCTGCCGCCAGATAGTCCTCGAGCGCGGCATTGGCACCGACGCGCCAGTCGCCCATCAGCGCCAGTCGCCGCTGCTGGAACTCCCTCTCAGCGTCCAGCATCCGTTCCCGGCTCTCCCGTAGCGCCTGCTCCTGCCGACGCCACTCTTCCGAGTCGGCGGCCACGCCCCGGTCGCGGATCTGCTTCAAGCCCTCCTCGTACTCGCGCTGGATGTCCAGCTGCCGGCGCAGCATTTCGACGGCATCACCGCCCCGCCCGTACATCAGCAGGTCGATGGTGTTGGCACGAAGCCGGTTCTCCTCGGAGACCCGAATCTGCGCCTGTAGCCGCTGCAGCTGCTCCGTGGCGCGCGCCTCCTTCTCCTTGGCGTCCACCAGCTCGCCCGTCGCGTCCAGTTGCTTGAGCAGCTGGTTGATCTCGGCGCGGCGCTCCGGCGCTGCCTTGGCGCCAAGGTCGAGCAGTTCCTGTTCCACCTGGACGCGCAGGCGCTGGCTCGTCGTGAGCTTCGCCTCGGCCTGCAACTGCTCGGTGTTCAGGGCGATCTGCTGCTTGATCCTCTGCGCCAGTGCCACGGTCGGGTCGGTCGACTTGCGCCCCTTGGACTCAGCCTCGGCGAACCTCTTGCGGGAGGCCGCGATCTGCTCGTCAATTTTCGCCTGATCCAGCCCCAGCTTCTTGCCGGCCTCCTGGATTCGCTTCTCCTCGGCCTGCTGCTTCTCGCGCTTGCTGAGGTTCTGGCCAACCCACCTATCCCACTCATCCTGGGCCTTCTTCCTCTCCGCACGAGCCGCATCGAGGGCAGCCCCGGCCTCCTTCGACCCTACGACTTCGCCACCACCCGCGACACGCGCAGTGACGTCACCGAACTGTCCACCGGCTCCCCCTGCTTTCTCCTCCAGCCACTTCTTTCCGAGCGCATTTGCCAGCGTCGCGCTAGAGGAGATCCAGCCATCCGGAACAAGAGAAGCGACGTTGCCGCTCATCCGGCCTACCGTCCTAAGCTGATCTCCAAAGCCGATCGAACGGGACTGCTTCTGCTTCTCGATCACCTTGTCCAGCAGCTGCATGTAGATCCCAACCTCGCCCCAAGCATGCGCCGTGTCGTCCTTTACGTCACGCCACCAGCGAGATAGGGAGGAGAGCGTCGCGTCGGCCTTGGTGGCAACGTCATCCAGGTGCTCGCCGTAGATGCGCACACCCTCGGCTGCGGCATCCTGTGCCCGCCCCTCATCCTCCAGAGCTGCCACACGCCGGAGCTGGGTGTCGGTCAGGAAGTGCTCCGTCTCGTTGAGCTTCAGCAGGGCCGCGACCGGAGATTTTGCGATCTCCTCGAACTTGGCGACGGTTTTGTCCACCCCGTCGCCCATGGATGACTGCATACGAGCGGATGCGCGCGTGACGATGTCGAACTGCTCACCAGCAAACCGGCCCGAATTGGCGACCGCCATGATGGCGTCCGCGGCGCCTCCGCGAGAAACCCCCTCAAGTGCATCCAGGTTTGCGATCAGCTTTTGGAAGTCGCCGGTCAGCGCGGCAGTGCTCGCGCCGGTGCGGATGAGAATACGGTCGAACTCGGCCTGCTGTTCCGCTACGGTGTATCCTGCGTAGGCCAGCGCTCCCAGGGCACCCGCCGCGATGGTTGCCGGGTTGATCATGGCCGCGAGCTGGCCCCCGAGCGCCTGGGCTGCCGGCACGAGGCCACCGAACATGTCCTTGAGCTGGCCACCCTGCTGCAGGAGGACCGTCATCGGACGCTGGCCGCCCTGCAGGGAGACGAAGATGTCGGTGAGCTGAGCCGGCGTGCCGCGGAGCGCGGCCGCCTGCTGGGCGGCGCTGACGCCGTACTTGTTCAGTTCAGCACCGGCCCTCTTTGCCGCGGCCTCGCCGGAGGCCAGCTTCTTCACGATCTCGTCCAAGATCGGGCCGCTGGTGCGCAGCGAGGCGTTGTACGCCAGCTGTTGAGCCTTGGTCATGCCAAGGGTGTCGGCCTGCCGCACGAGCGCGTCGACACGGCGCTTCTCTGCGCCCGCCAGTTGCTGATACTGCTGCTGGGCAGACGTGGACATGTCCGACACAGCACGCTTTGCTGCGGAGACTGCGGAGTCGAACTGCGACGTGTCGACGGTTACATCGATGCGCGCAGTACCGATGGCGGCGTCTGTCATTTCTTCTCCTCGGGCAATAAAAAAGCCCGCCGGAGGGCGGGCTTCTACTGCGGCTGGTTTCGGCGTTAGGGGTCTTGACCCCATTTCGCCCGGTAATCGTCGCGCATCTTTCGGCAGGTCATCGAATGAAGGCGAAGCATAGCGGGCGTGTACTGTCGGTCCGCGTTCATTTCCTTATATCGCGTCTCGCAGAAATCAACCGCGAATCTCTCGCGGCGCCGGCTTTCCTGTTGTACGCGCTGCTCAGCTGCGATGGCCTCATTCTTTGCCTTACGAGCAACCGACGCGGCTTTCTGTTCGGGCGTCTGCTGGCTAAGTACGCCCCAAATCGTCGCACCTGCCAAGACTGCCACGAGCAGCACTGCATATAGCCACAGCCCCTTAATTCTCGGCATGGGCTCTTGCCGGGTGGGCGGCGGTAGCGGCCCGGGAGGACCGGGTGTGGTCAACGGTTGCGGAACAACCGGCGCCCCACACCCTGGGCACGCGGCGGCCCTGTCGCTCACCCGGCGCCCGCATTCCGTGCAATTGATCAGCGCCATGGTTCCTTGCCCCTACTGTTGACGGGCGGATCGTAGCAGGATCGCTACTTGCTGGCCTCCGCGAAGTGCGCCAGGGCTGCCGCTTCGATGACCCGGATTCCCGCCATCACTTCCTCTCGGCGGTCTCCCTCCAGCCCCTCACGGTCCAGCTCCCGGTGCACCTCCTGGTAGTCCAGCCCTATCAGGCCCCCGGCGCTGCTGCGCCACTGGGTGGAGACCCGCGAATAGATCGTGATCGGCAAGGCGCACTCCGGCCACAGCTCAACCTCGGGCGCGGTGAAGTGCTTGGCCTTGAGGCCGGTGCCTGCGAGCTCGGCCTCGGTGGGGGCGCGCCAGTACAACGCCCCCACCGCCTCTGTCAGTTTCCCTTGCGGGCCACCTGGATCGCCTGGGCGTAGCCATGGATGATCGCCGTGTCGAGGCCGATCTGATGCTGCAGGGCGGTTTCCACGCCATCGCTGTCCAGGTCCACGTCCGCATCCCACTCGACCACCAACTCCAAGACCGCCTGTGCCGGGGTGATCTCGCCGGCCGCCAGCTTGTCCATCAGCGCCTTGTAGTCGTCCTTGAGCAGGTGGCGATACGTCAGTTTCAGCTTCTGCTCGCGGCCCTGCCCCACGATGGTCAGGGTGGTGCCGAACGTTTCCGGTGCCTTGACCTTGAACATCAGGCCACCTCCACCAGAGTCGAATCGCTCAGCGCGGTGAACGTCATGGTGTTGCCCATGGGATTGTTCGCCGCGATGGTGGGATCGCCGTCGAAGGACATGTAGCCGTAGCGATACAGCGTATCGCCGCCCGGCAGCTTCGCGCGCAGGATCAGCGGCAGGCCCTTCGCATCCGCCGCCTTGGCCGCCTTGTACCACGGCAGCTTCGGGTCGAAGTACAGCGGCAAGGTGAGTACCTTGGCGTTCTTGAAAGTCGGAATCTGGATCTGGCGGCCGGTGGGATCTTCCATCAGCGAACCGGTCCAGTACTGCTGATCGCCGCCGGAGGTCGAGGCGTCACCCTGCTGCGTGAAGTCGATGAACTCGCCGGCCTTCTGCAGGTAGCCCGCGACGCTGGTGCCCGGGAACAGCACGGCATCGGTGGTGTCCAGGCCGACCAGCGGCACCGCGCCGCCGGATTCGGCGCCGGCCTGCGAAACCAGGTTGTTCAGGAGGGGCCAGCCCGGCGCGCCGACCAGCACGATGTCGCCTTCATCGACGGCGCCGGATGCCACGCTCGCCAGCGGCGGTGCCGCCTTCGAGAACGCGGTGACGGGAATCTGGGTGGGGATGATCGGCGCGAAACCGAACTGAGTGCCCTTGGGCATCTTGAGAGCCATTCGTACATACCTCGCTTGGGTCAATAAAAACCCGGCGCGAGGCCGGGTGGTTGGAGTTGGTGCTGGGTGGATCGGTCAGGGATCGGGGTACCAAACCCCGAAGTCCTGCCGGGCCGTGTACTTCTTGATGGCGTCGGCGTATCCGGACACCGCGGCGCCAAGGGGCTCAGACTTAGGCATGCCGGTGCAGATGCTGTCCTCGATCCGTCGCATCAGCGTGTTCGCCTGCGCGCGCGTGTCAGCCCATAGGGTGATCTGCACCCGGGCGTGCTTGTGGTCGGGCATGGCGCCCTCGCCGAACCACAGCGAGCGGCCGCCCACCTGCTGGTAGACCGCGCACGGGTATTGCGGGTTGTCCGGTGGCACGTCCGGGTAGAACCTGTCGTCCAGGAGTGGCGCCAGCAGGGCGGTCAACTGCGGCTCATAGCTCATCGTCGCCTCCCTTGCCGGCCAGCAGCTCCGGCAACCGCGCCCGGCCGCGCTCGACCATCGCTACCTTCGCCCGCTCCCTGGCTGCATCCAGAGCCGGCCGCAGGAAAGGATCGGCCGGCACCCACTTGGGCGTCGCCAGCGGCGCGCCGGTGTACCACTCGCCGTCCTTTCCCTTGTACCTGGCGTGGGTCTGCCAGTGCCCGAACTCGACCAGGTGCCCATGCGGCGCCGCCTTGGCGTTCCAGCTCACCGCGTAGACCTCGGCCTTGTCGGTCGACGCCTTGTCCCGGTACGCCAGATAGATCGCGTCGCGCAGCTGGCCGGGCCGCTTGCTCCCCTCGCCCACTGGCGCGCGCGCCTTGGCCTCGTCCCGCAGCACCTTGCCGCCGGCCACTGCCATGGAGCGCGCCAGCTGGTGGCGGACATCGGTGAGCAGGTCGAGGCCCCGCACCGCATCGCTGAAATCGACGTTCGCCTTGATGGTCATCCGCTGTTCCCGCCTTGCTCGGTGATGATCCACGCCGCCGTGCGGTCCTTCATGTCGCGGGTGACGCCCTTGATGTCGAACACCAGCCCGTCGTAGACGATCCGCATGCCGGGGTTGATGCCCAGCCGGCCGACAACTTCGAAGCGCACCAGGAAGCTGTAGCGGGCGATGGAAGCGGGTGCACCGGCCTGCAGGTTGGAGCGGATGGCACCAAGGCCGGTTTCGCCGGCAATACCGGCCCACACCTCGCCTACTGATGCCCACGTCTCCGCCGGCTGGCCCCACTCATCCTTGCCGGCGCCGCGCTGCTCGATGGTGATGCGGCGGCTGAGCCGGCCCGCCCTCATGGCAACACCCTGCGCCACGGGAACACCAGTTGCTGAAACACCGGGTTCTCTGCCACCTGCTCGACAGTGAGCTCGGGATTTCGCAGCATTTCCCCAACCATGAAGATCACCGCCGAGCGTAGAGACTCCGGCGCCGGCCCTGGCTTCGTAGTGATCAAGATGGGGCGCACGCCCTCCTCGCTCGTGACAATCGCGGGCTGGATGGGTAGCTCTGCGCCCGTGCCCACCGGCGACCAGCTGTAGGAGGCCTCCGCCAGCGCGTAGCCGGTCTGCTGCTCGACGGCTTCGCGTCCGGCGCTGATCATCCGCCTGATGTCAGCGTCCAGCGCATCGCCATCGAATCGGAGGCGTCGCTTGGCTTCCTCGACATCGACGGGCTCGTCGGTCGCGGCGATCAGCAGGTGCAGCATGGTTCACCCCTTGTAGGTGATGGCGTTGGGATGCGTGTCGATCAGGCCGCCGCGCTGCAGCTGTTCCGCATGCGCGGCCGGCACCTGCACCACCTGCCCCACCTTGCCCAGGTGGTTGTCGCTCAGTACCAGGGCCGGGACGGTTTCGCCAGAACCTGTCGACGGCGGGGCATCGTCGCCTTCGTCGGCGGGCGGCGCGCCTTCGTCGCCCTCGCTGTCGGCGTGCGCCGGCGCACCATCGCCGGCAGCCTGCAGGTCGGCCGGCTCCGGCTCCGGCGCGGGCGGCTCGGCCGGCGTGTTGCCCGCGGTTGCGGCGGGAGCCTCGGCCGCAGGCGCCGGCCCATCTTCCACCTTGTCGGCGGCGGCGGGCGGGGTCTTGCTGCTGTTCTTTGCCATGTCGTGCTCCATGGCGGCGCCCCATTCCCGGGACGCCGCGTGGTTGATGTACGGGGACGGTTACGCCGCGGCGCCGTGCTGGAAGGTCTTCACCGCGCCGCCGACATCGATCAGGTTGCCGCCGGTACGCATCCACGCCAGGAAACCGACCTGGCCCTTCTTCACGTAGGCCGAGTCGTTGAAGCGGAACATCGTCAGGGCCATCACATCCCGGATCTTGTAGTAGCTGAAGTCGCCGAACGCGATGGACTTGGCGCCGGCCGCCGGCGAGGCCACATGCTGGTTGATCTGGATGTCGCGGTTCAGCAGACGATCCGGAGCACCGCCCGGGTTGCCCTGCTCGTAGCCGGGGACGAAGATCGGGCGTCCCTGGTCGTCCTTGACCTTGCGCACCAGCTTGAGCATGTCGTCGTGGAGCATCCACTTCGCAGCAGCGCGGTAGGACGCATCGACGCTGTGCTCCAGGTCCACCAGGTCGTCGTAGGTGATGACCGGCAGCGCCGACACCCCGCCGATCTTGCCGACGCTCGCCGCAGTGATGATGCCCATCGGCTGGCCGGTGCCGCTGCCGAGCGTGTAGTGGCGGTTGGTGATGCGGCCCAGACGCGACTGCAGGCGACGCTCGATGAAGCCGGCGATGTCGGCGGTGCTGTCCTGCAGCAGCTCCCACGGCACGGTGACCACCTTGGAGCTGTACTTGTAGACCTGCAGGCCCTTGGTGCCGAAGGACACATCCGCGTCGGTGGCCGACTGGTTCTCCGCCACGATCTCACCCTCTTCCGAGGTGCCATCGCTGGTCGGGTACTGCATCGGCTCGCCGCCGGCGGTGCTGAACACGTCCGCCACCTGGCGCATACCGCCATACGCCTTCAGCGCGTCCAGGATCTGCTTGGCCAGCGTGGTGGGCACGGTGTAGCCGCCCTGCTCGGGATTGAGCGCCGGGTTGCCGGACATGGCGGCGTTGACCTGCTTCCAGTCCTCGGCCGACAGCGCGCTATCGCCGCCGCGCGCCCAGCGGTCGAACAGGCGCATTTCGTTGGACGGCTTCTTGCCGCCGGCGTCGTCGTCGTCGCCCAGCTCGCGGGCGCCGCGCTCGTGCATGGCATTGTCCGCGGTCAGGTCCATCACCTTCTGGTGACGCTCGATGGCCGCATCGATGCGCTCGATCTCAGCCACGTTGTCGTCGTACTTCTTCTGGTCCTCGGCGGTCCAGGTGTTGCCGTTGCCGGTGCTGGTGTCCAGCAGGTTGCGGGTGTCCTTCGCCAGCTGGGTGCGGCGCTCCCGCTCGGCCTGGATGTTGAAAGGCATAGGTGTCGATCCTCTTGGCAATAAAAAACCGCCTTTCGGCGGTCGGGGGTGTGGCAAGCGGGAGCCGCTTACGCTGGGGCGCGCTCCAGAAGCGCCAAGCGGCGCGACAGGGCACTTTGGTGGGCGGTGATGTCCTCGCCATCATCCGCGCTGTTCTCGGGCCGCAAGAGCGCGGCCGGCGTGTTGCTGTAGGCCGACAAGTCCCACTTGTTGCCGGCCTTCTTCTTGCTCACGACCTCGACCACGCGGTCCGCGAAGCCGTGCTCCTTCGCCTCGTCGGCGGTGAACCACGTTTCCTCGTCCATCCACTGGACGATCTGGGCCTCGTCCTTGCCCGTGCGCCGGGTGTAGTCGCCGGCCAGGCCGGTGTCGATCTTCCCCAGCAGGTCGGCGGTCTTGCTCATGTCCGCCTTGTTGCCGATGGCGATGGTCCAGGCGTTGTGGATCATGAAGCCGGCGCCCTGGGTGATCTCCACCTCATCGCAGGCCATGCAGATGCCGGTCGCGGCGGAGGCGGCCAGACCATCGACATGGGCAATGACCGTCGCCCGGTGCTGGGAGATGGCTGTCATCATCGAGCGCGCGGCGAACACGTCACCACCCGGCGAGTCGATGCGCAGGTGGATCACGTCGGCATCGATGCCGGCCATGGCTTGGGCGAACATCGTTTCGTCAATGTCACCCCACCATCCGCCGATGACGCCGTGCAGGTAGATGGTGGCCTCCTTGCCGTCCGACTCGGCGCGGACGGGCTTGGACTTGCCGGCGTTATTCTTCGCCAGCTGGAGCAGCTTCGGGATCGGCATCTGGATTTCCTTCGTTGTCGTCGGGCGGCTGCTTGGCCGGCGCCGGGTCTTTCGGTCGGTACAGCTCGTCGCCGCCGGCAATGGGCGGCAGGTTCTTGAGGCGGCGCACTTCGTTGACGGTCATCCAGCCCTGAGCGCCGGGGCCGCCGAGCGCCTTGCCGAAGTACTCCGCCTGGGCCTTGGAGTCGCCGGCCAGCAGGCTATCGACGTTGTGCTCCGTGAAGTAGCGAACGGTCCGAAAGAGCTTTCGGTTCAGCTCGTCCTTGATCCGGCGCAGGTGCGGGCCAAGGGTGTGCTTCACGAAGCCGATGCCCATCTGCTCGATGCCGGTTCCCCAGCTCGTCGCCTTGCTGGTCTCGCCGATCATGTGCGGCGGCACGCCGAACGCGCGCGCGATGTCGATCACCTGCCACTGCCGGGATTCCAGCAGCTGCTGGTCCACCGCCGACATCGTGAGTTCCTGAACCTCGAGCCCCTGCGTCAGCATCAGCGGAACACGCCGGTTGCCCTGCATGCCGCTGTACTTCTTCACCCACGCATCTCGGAAATCCTCCTGCTGGGCGGGCGTCATCTTGCCCGGCGCCTTGATCGCCACTTCCGGCTTTCCGCCTTCGGCGAAGAACTTGCCGGCGTGCTCGTCGCCTTGGATGGCGATGCCGATGCCGTTGCGCGCGCCCCACTGGATGACCGACATCCCGTGCGTGCCGTTGAAGCCGAAGCCCGGGAAGTGCAGCACGTCGTCCTGATCGACGGTGAAGTACCCATCGTCGTCGTGAAACGTGTACTGCAGGCGCCGCGGATCGCGCGGGCTCGACTTCGGCTGCTCCAGGATCATCACCCGGTCTCGCGGCCACGGGATGAACCCGGTTGCGTTACCCGAACGGTTACGAGTGATGTAGGCGATACCATCGCCACGGAGCAACATCTGCGCGACCACGAACTCCCAGGCCGCACCCGCCGGCCACGCCGCGGAGAACTGCTCGTTTAGCAGCCACCAGTAGTCGTGGTCAGCGCGGACGCGAGCCTCTCCGACGCGCTCGAACACCGGAAGCGGCAGCTGTGCGATGGCACCGGCGATCAGGCTAACGCACGCGAATACTGCCGAAACGCGCATGGAGCTGGCCGGACTGACGACTGCACCCGATGCGGTAGTAGGGTTGCCGAAAATCTCGAACATGCGAATGCTGGAGGACGACACCGTCTCTCCATCGGCAATGGCCCCGATGGTCGGCTCAATCCTGCCGCGCGGGTCGGCGCTTGGTTTGCTGGGGAATCCGAACATCAGTCGATCACCACGAAGCCTTGGGAAATAACGCCGTTCCCCGCTTCGGGGTTCAGCTCCATAAGAGCGATGGCGTCGAAAACCGCCATCAATGGGTCGATCTTTGCGGTGCCGCTGATCTGCTTTGTGATCAGGATCGCGTTCCCGCGCGGCTCGACCTTGGCATTGCTGACGCACCACGCCATCAGCGGTTGCCCGCCGTGAATGAGGACGCCTTCGGCCAGTTTCCGTTCCGTGGTCTTGATCGCACCACCCAGCCGCCACCCCTGCGAAACCGCGACGATCTTGTCCGCAGGCACACCAGCCTCCTCCAGCGCGTCCAGGATCGCGCCAAGCCCTGCAGGGTCAGCGCCAACCTTGGCAAGCAGGCCGGCGTCTTCCAGCTGTGCAACCAGTTCCGCGAGTTCCCGCACGTCGTCGCCGATCTTCTCGACCAGCACCAGGTCGCCATCAGCAGCGAAGTCGCGCAGCCGCGGCGCGATCTCCTGCCGCCGCTCCAGCACAGACGGGTGCGCCCATGCTCGGGTCCAGGCCAGCCATTCCCGCGTACCCGCGTCTCGGCCAACCACGGCAAGGCCGAGCAGGTCGTCCAGCCCGCCGCCGTCGATGCCGACCGTGACCACTTCGCAGCGTTCGATCAGCTCCAACAGGGACAGCCCTTGGCGGGCCTGCACCTGCCAGTAGTCGGCGCCGGCCCAGCGGTCCGACCGCAGGGACATGCCGATCTCGACGTTCAGGTGCTTGGCAAGGAACTCCTGCAGCTTGCCGTCGCGTGAGTTGGTGAGCCTGCGCAGCTGCGCCTCGATCCAGCCGGCGTTGACTGAGAACCCGATGTTCGGGTTGGTGATGTAGTAGTTCTCCGGCAGCAGGTACGCCTTCGACTCGACCATGGCCGCCGGGAATTCGTAGAGGATTCCCAGCGTCGCCGGGTCCACCACCACGCCGTCGCGCACGTCGCGCCAGTACTGCAACTTCTCCTTGAACACGCCGGCCGGCGGCTCATCCGATTGGGTTGTCAGGAAGATAACCCAGCCCTCGTCGCGCGACACCTGGCCGCCCAACGCCTCCAGGAACATCGACTGCGCCTTGGCCTTCTTGCCGAACAACCACAACTCGTCCACGAGGACGCGGCCGGCCTTCTTGCCCGACACCGTGTCGGTATCCGCCGCCACCACCTTGAGCGTGTTGCGGCTCACCCTGTGGGTGATCGTGCGCAGGTGCTCTTGGACGTGGAACATGGCCTGCAGCTCCTCGTCGGCCCGGATCATGCCCGCGGCCGGGTTGAAGCTGTTGTCCGCGACCTCCTTGGTCGGGGCCAGGATCAGATGCTCCTCGTCCTCGCGCCAGCACAGAATCGTCGCGGTCAGCATGATGCCGGCCGCAATCGTTGACTTTGTGTTCTTCTTGCTGATCAGCAGGCCGTATTCGCGGATCAGTTGCTTCCCGGTCTCCGAGTCGTAGCCTCCGAAGATGGCGCGTACGAAGTCGAATACCCACTCCTCCGACGCCTCCCCGAAAGTTGGCTTGCCTGGGAGGTCGGCGATGCGCAGTTGCTTGAAGATCGCCAGCGCGTGCTCCGCCTCGTCGGCAAAGATCGGCGGCGGGATGATCCCCTGCCGCGCGATCAGGCGTTGCTCCCAGCCCGGGCACGCCGTCGTCCAGACCGGCGTCACCCCTTACCTCCTACCACCCGCAGCGGCGCCTTGGCCGGGCCGAACCGGCCGCCGCCCGCCGCCTGCTCGGCCGCACTCTTCTGCTGGTCCTTCTTGCCGGTCGCCTTCTTGGCGTACTCGTAGGGCATCAACGCCTTGGCGGCGTCCACCCGGACCTTAATGTCGGTCTGCATGTCGTTCATCACCCCTTGGAGGAACTTCTGGGGATCAGTGGTCAACAGCAGCTCGGACAGGTTCAGTTCGGGCGCTTTCGGCTTCCGGCCCGCACCGGGACGGGCGCCGCCAGAGTTCGCGCGCGGCCCTCCGCTACGTCCCTTCTTGCCAGCCATTTGCTGATTACTCCGAAATCACCAAAAAATCTCTGCGTGAGAGGACAGGTGGTTTCCGGGGCTCGATTCCGCCCAGGTTTGACCCACCCCCTCCCTTTCGTGGAACGTCAGCGCCGTGGGACGCTTCGCCCTGCCCGCGCGAGGTCCGCTCGGGTCTTGGCCTTGTGGCACTCGACGCACCGCACCCTGCAGTTCTCGTCCGTGTCCTCGCCGCCGTTGGTCAGCGCTACCTCGTGGTCGAGCTCGAACCCGTCCGGATAGCGCGTCACCGCGTTGCAGTCCCGGCACGTCGGATCGGCCGACCAGATGCGCAGGCGGCGTGCCTGTAGGCGCCGGCCGGTGATGCGACGCTCGCTCGGCGTGGGAGCCAGTGCCAACCGACTGCCGGCGGGCTTCAGCCGTGGCGGCAGCGTCTTGAGCCTGGCCATCACATCCTCCCGCGCCCGCGACGTTTAACTCGCACGACCAGGCCGCGCCGTATCCACCACTCCACCCGCTGCCAGTCCGGCTCCATGCCGGATGCCCGGGCGAACCACACCAGCGCGCGCAGGTACCAGCGCACCCACCAGCGCCAGCCGATGGATGCTGTGACCGTCTCGGACATCAGAACTCCTCCACCGCCCAGCCGCCGCCGTCCTTCTTCGGGCGCACGCGCACCGCGATGAACCGGAACGGGTACTGATCGGCCGCGATCTTGATCTTCGCCCTGGCATCGTCCTGCCAGAACCCTTTCACCTCGTGCAGCTCCATCACACCGTCCGCGGCCAGGACTGCGAAGTCCGGGGTATAGAACGTGTTGTCGGCGAGCCGCAGCTTGATGCCCTCGAACCGGGACCAGAGGATTTCCCCGGCGTGCTGCAGCGCGCGCAGGTGCTCGCTATACGCCGCCTCGGTCTGATTCATCTTCCCGACCTTGAGCCGGCCGAGCGCCAGGTGACCAGCTCCCGCCTTGCGCTTCATCCGCAGGCCTTCCGCAAGGTCCGCACCTGGCCTGCCAGTACGGCCACCAGCTTCCGCCGCGCCGACCGGCTGTCCGCCCTGGCGATAGACTCCACCGTGCGAAGGGTCGCCGCCGCCAACCAGACGTGCAGGTCTGCTTGGGGAACGCCCTTGGTGGAAATGGACACCGTGGTCTCACCCTTATCTGGACAGTAATGAATGGACACACGAAATCTCCAGGATGCCGAGCTGGTGCTCTCGACGTTGAGCCGCTTGCACAATGAACTTGAGGACTTAATGCGGATATCGGACGGATGGCGCACCCTCAACCGGGACGACATGCCGGAACTCCGAGAACGGCTTACTGCAGTGAAGGCTGAGCTCAAGGCGCTCGCCAAGAACGAGACAGTGGACGGGCGCCGCAGGCCGCTAACTCACCTGGAGAGCGCCTTCTTCGGGCCGGCGGTCAGGTCGGCCTCTGCCAACTTCCATATGCGAGTGGATGCCCCGCCCAGCAAATGGATCTCCGGCATCTACAACTCCTCGACCGACCTGTCCTATTACATCTATCAGCTCAAGGACTACCTCAAGAAGGAGTAGCGCCTCTATCCCTGCGGCTGCGTCGGCCCGATCTCGACGGCGCAGCCGGCGGCCACCACCGCCCGCCTGGTGTCGATCAGCTCCCGTTGGAGCCACCCGATCCAGGCGTCGGCCCGGTCTCCTCCTGCAACAAGATGCGTCGCGCCTGCCCGCCGAAGTTCGGCGGCAGCATCTTGTCCTCGGGCAAGGCCCGCAGCTCCACGGGTGCCGGCTCCGGACGCAGCACAGGCCCACTCCGGCCGCAGCTGCACAGAACCGCGGCGCAGAGCAGCAGCAAGATCACGTTCGGCACGGTTCGCATCGTTGAGGGCCTTCTGGTAGCGGGTGTCGTTCTCGTGCCGGCTCTGGGCCAGCTTCTCAGATGCAGCGCGCGCCTTGGCGGCCACGGCGGCGGTGGCTTCGACAAGCTGCTGCAAGGTCGCGGCGTGCTTGGCGTTCTCGGCCGCGCGGGCCTGGACCTCGGCCTGGTACTCACCGCGCCAGTGCGAGCCGCCCCAGCGGTAGCCGAATGCCAGCACCAGCAGGGCCAGCAGCAAGCCGGCCGCCCAACGGGTCAGGTCTGCATAGGGGCGCAGGGGATCGAGGGACAGACTCATGCCGTCACCGAATGCAGCCACGGCGCGATCCAGCCCCAAACCTTCGGGGCCAGCCACAGCAGCAGGGCGCCGACGCCCATGAAGAAGCCAGCCGCAATCACGGCGCAGCCCAGAAGCTCGCCATCTCGTGCATAGAACATCGTCATCCCTCCTGTTCAGCCACGCACTTGGCATGGCGCTCCAGCTGACGCTCCCACGAGCCCCAGCACCGTTTGTTCGGCTTGCCGTCCACCAGCGTCGAGCAGTCGTAGCCGGCGGCGTACTTGAACCGCAGCAGCGCGTCGCAGGCGGCCCGGTAGTGGGCGCGCTGGGCGTCGGCTGTCGGCGCGGTGACCGTTGCGAGCAATTTCCGCCGCATGCCGGAATTGCGCCAGTTGCCGATCCCGTACTGCCCGGTGAAGTCCAGGTACAGGTCGAATTCGCCCTGCGTCATCCGCACGCCCGGCAGCGAAGCCCTGAACCGCTCGGCCTCCTCACTGTGGAGGTTCCACGCCAGCTCCTCGGCGCGCCTGCGGGTGATCGGCGGGTCCGTCAGCTTCACCGGCCGTCCGTCCTCGTAGCGCGTCGAACCGAAGCCGATGGTCGGCACGTCGCCCTTGGTCGGAATGTGGGGCCGCGGGGCGAAGCTCTCCTTCACCTGCCAGCCCATGAAGCCGGCCGCGCTCAACATCAGGCCGGCGACGGCGACGCGGACCGGGCTTTTCGGCTCACCGGCCATCGCGGTCCTTCCTCCACTCCCGGTACCACTTCCACACCAGGTACATGCCCTGCAGCACGATGTAGCCCAGCGTGCCGGCATACATCCACTCCTGGACGCCCCAGCCAGCCACGCTGGCGCCGGCTACGGCCACCATCGGCGCGGTCTTGAGTACGGCGCTGCCGGTGGTTCCGATGATTTCCTCGCGCATGGTTTGCGGTCTCGTGTGCATTCCGGTCTCCCGGCAACGGATGAAACGCCCGCCGCGCCACCGGGACGGAGAGGCCCGGTCGGTACGGCGCAGCAGGCGGAAATGAAAAAGGCCCCACCGTCGCCGGCAGGGCCTTGTTGTGATTCACCAGGGCTTCCCCTGGGCGTTGCTATGCCGCGCGGCTAACAGTCAGGTCCAGCCGGGCGCCCAGCGCGCGCAGCGCGTCGGCGATGGTGTCGATCTTCGTTGCATGCCCGAGATCCACAATCCGGTTCACCACCTGCGGCGATGTGCCCATCCTGCGGGCCAGCTCCGAAGGCGTCACGCCTTGGGCCAGCATCTCGTTGAGCAGCAACGCCTTCGCGGTGAAGCCAGCCGGCAGCGAGATACCCACCTCACCCCGGCGAAGCTCCGACGGCGGCGGAACCTGCCGGCGGTCCTCGAAGTAGAACTCCATTGCCGTTGCGAGAGCATCGGCCGCCATCGCAATGGCTTCCTCCCTCGTGTCGCCCTGCGTGATCGCCTCCGGGATGTCCCGGAACGTCACCACGTAGCCGCCGTCCTCCGGCGCCAGTTTTGCTGGATACAGCATGTGTAATCAGATGGTCACTTGCGAGCCGAAGGCGCCGCCCCTTACCGGGGCGGTTCCTCCAATCCTAGCTGCTTGATGATGGCCTTCCGTGTGCCTTCCCTCATCTCCGCAGCGTGTCGGGGCAGTGTCGATTGCTTCCCTTGGTAGTACAGCTTGGTGTGATTGGCTCCTTCCTTCATCACCACGCCTTGGGACTGCAACCACCGCCTGAACTCGCTTGTTTTCATCCGCCTCCGTTGTTGTTTCGATGGAGGCCATTTTACACGCTTTTGTGTAAATGTAAACACTTTTGTTTAAGGGGTGCCCGGCACCGCAGCCGGCAGGCTCTGCTAATGGGTCCGGTGTGGGTCGACGGGCGTAGAAGGTCCGATCACCACCGCTGGCTAGGCGGTTCCGGCCATGGCGGTAGCCGGTGCACTGCCGCTTAGGTAGCAGCACGACGCCAGCCCCAATCGCCTCACGGCGAGCGGAGGGGTTTTCGGCGCGGTGGTGATCGGGTTGAAAAGAAGAAGCCCGGCTTGTGCCGGGCTTTCGTCGCGTGATGGTAGGAATGTAGGGCCAAAATCGCGCGGCTGTCACCCGCGCACTACGCGGCCGACTGCTGGAGCGCGTGGCAGAACCTGTTCGCTGCGCACTGCTCCGCCTCAAGCATCTGGGTCAGCAGCCAATCCACCACTTCGGCCCATCCCTCCCGGTACGTCGAATCGCCGACGCCGAGGGCGGTGGCGCGCTCGCGGTTGCTCAAGCGTTCGCCCTTCATGTAGCCGATTGCCACCGTAGCGATCTCCGGCATCCGCTCTTCCAAGCGCTCGGGCCACAGCCGGTCGCGGGCAATGGCCACCCGCGCCTTGAGGATCTCCAGGTGTCGCACCGTGCGCTCCTCCCGGTCGCGGTTGAACCGAGCCATGCATTCGGCAATGCCCCAGGTCGCGCGCGCATCCGCGTAGTCCTTCGACCGCCGGTTCCGCTCCTCCAGCGCCATGCGCGTGATGCCCTCCAGCACCCGCAGGATGTCGCCGCGGCTCGGGTCGGGACCGTGCAGCAGCTCCAGCAGGTCTCGGCCAATGCCAGCCGGCACCATGCCCAGCGCCCCGGCGATGTCGATATTGCTCAGTTCGACCACGCCACCGCCGGCCGCGCCTTCCAGCCTGGCAACGGTGGGGTTCAGCCGCGCCAGCAGCTCGCGCACGTTGTTCATGCCGCTCTCCTTTGTTCGATCACGTAGGTCTGTTGCTCGATCAGCTCGTCGTCCGAGCCGTAGGTCTCGTGGAACACGCGCGAGCCATCCAGCAGGCTCGGGCCGTAGATCGCCCGCATCCACGCAAAGGTGTTCCCCTCCAGCGGGTGGCGTCGCTGATGCCAAGCGCACAGCGCATACCCGAACATGTGCCCGCGGCGGACGTTGCCGCTTTTCGCGTGGTTGTAGTCGCAGCCGATCACCACCAGCTCTGGCGCGAGCAGGTCGGCGGTGACGAGCGCCAGACAGGCCATACACGGGCCGACCTTCGCGGCGACGATGCGCTCAGCTTCCGCCGCAGTGGGCGCGCCGGTCGAATGAGCCATTGCCATCAGGTACCGCCCTCACCGTCGAATCCAAGCTCCCGGGCAGCGCGCGCCATGGCCGCGGCCGCGGATTCGCGGTTCGACACCACCGGGGCCGTGGGCGGCACGTGCGGGAGAGCCGGCACAGCAGCCGGCAGCGCGCCGCCGGCCGAGACGTGGCGCAATGCCTGGTCGTATGCCGCGGAGATCATGCGCGCCTGCTGGTAGCCGTCAGCGGTGTTGAACGCGTGCAGGTCAATCATCGAACGCACCAGCACCGAGAACGGGCTGCGATCCTGGCCGGGCCGCATCTCCTGCTCCACCTGGGCCAAGGACGGCAGGCCCAGACACAGCGCGCGGAACTTCGCCGGGTTCGGTGGCCACTCCAGCCCTGCCCTCAGGCACGCAGCCATCCCATCGGCGACCTGCCGCGGGAGCAGCCCCTTCAACGCGACCAGCCACGTCTCACCGGCGATGGTGAGAGGGCCGTGCGGATGGGCAGGCGCCTTGCCGTTGTCCCGCCCCCACTTCCCGGGGAACATCGCATCCATGCGCTCCCACAGGGTCCACAGCGCCTCGATGGCGCGCGGGCTCGCATCAGCCGACGACGGAGAACTCTCCGTCGATGACGCTGCCGGCCGGCTCTGCTCGTCCACCTGGGCCTGCGCGGCCAGCGCGGTTACCACCGTGGCGGCGCTCGTACTCGGCCCGGAGCTGGGAGACTCCGGCGGCAGAACCTTGTGCAGCTGTTCCATGGGCATGGCCTCCTGATTTCGGGATTACGGGGAGCGACAGGCCGGCGGCCATTGCGTCGCGGAGCGATTGGTTCATGTCCCCGCCAGCGTCGGCGATGGACCGGAGCATGGGCAGGATCTGCATCCAGCCCTGCACCGACAGCGTTCGGTTGATGACCCGGCGATGGCGGACGAACTGCGCCATGACCTCGCGGTCGAGCCCGGCGGGGAGCTGGCCCAGCGGCGCCAGCTCCCGGTCGATGTCCGACTCGGCCAGCCGGCCCGTCACACACGCTCGCGGTGTGGGTTGCTCTTGGTTGCTTTTGGTTGCTTTTGGTTCGGGTGCAATAGCTGTTGCACCCTTAAGTGCCCCGTTTTGCACCCTTAACGACGCCGTTTTGCACCCTTTAGCCCCCGAATCTGCACCCTTACCGCCCTCGTTTAAGGGTGCAAAATTTGCACCCTTACGCTCAGCGCGGCTCGCGCGCCCTGCATTCAGGTCGCCTTTCTCGGCATCGCTTTTTAAGGGTGCAATTTCTGCACCCTTAATCCATTCGGGGTTGATGCGGTACTCGCGGGGGCGCCCGGCGTAGCCCTGCCCGGCCAGTCGTCCACCCGTCCCGGCATTCACCAGAACGAGCCACCCGGCCGCCTGCATGGCCCGGAGCTGGTACTGGACCGTGCGCTCGGACTGCCGCGTCTTGGCTGCCAGCAGCGCCACCGAGGGGAAGATGTGGGTGCCGTCGTCGTGGGCGTGATCGGCCAGGGCCAGCGCAAGGAGCATTTCGCCGCCGCCTGCGTGGTAGCGGTCGAACACCATGCCGGTCATTCGCGCGCTCACGTCAGTTCCCCTCCGCTTCCGCCAACTTGGCGAAGCGCAAGTTCTTGTTGATGCGGTCCTCCAGCGAGCGCACGCGCGCCCGCTTCACTGCCAGCATCTGCCCTGCCGGCACGCGATCCTGCAGCAGCTCGTCCAGCTCCTTCTGCAACTCGGCCGCAGCCTTGCGCAGGTATTCCGACCGCTTGCCGATCCACTGCGCCGCCGGCTTCCCGGAAGCGCGCGCACGACGGTCAAGTTCGGCGCGCAACTGCTGATCCGAGTAGCGGGCAAGGCCCACCGCCCGCGGCTTTGGCTTCGCGTCATGACTCATCGCTGGTCTCCCAGCAGGGCCACGAACCGCCGCTCGACCGTCACCGCAGCGATGATCACGTCCTGACATGCGTTCACGATCTTCCGGGCATGCGGGCGGTCGCGCTCATCGATGACGCCATCCGAGATGGCCGGCGTCAGTGCGGTCACCAGCTGGCCGAAGTCCGCCATCAGGCTGCCGATCCCGGCCGTGTCCGCATCGGGCGCGATGTGCGCCAGCCGGACCGGCAGCATGCCCCGCCGCGCGGCCAGGTCGCGTTCGCAGTCGCTGCGATACGGCTCCGGCAGGCTCAGCACCCAGGCGTCCTCAAGGTCGGCCGGCAGCGTCTTCACCGTGCCATCCATGTAGCGCCGCAGCGCCTGGCCGTTGGCCTTAAGCGCGTCGGCCAGGTCGTCGCCCTCGCCCAGCCGGAACGGCACGGCCTTCTTGTCCCGCATGTGCGGCGCCACCAGCGCGAAGTAGTTCTCCGCCACCTGCATGGCGAAGCTGTTGGCGTTTGTCGCGGTCTCGTTGAGCAGGCGGTGCGTGTAGGCGTAGATCACCTGCGAGCGCGGAGGCAGAAACTGCCTCCCCAGCTTCATGCCATCGGCGGCGGCGCCCGGCAGACTGCATCCCATGGACGGAATCGAACTCATCTCAGGCGGTCTCCACCGGCACGATGCGCGACGCATCGGGGTCCTCGGGCTCCTGCGGCGCCGGGGCGGCGGGTGCATCGGCGAGCAGCGCCTGCAGCTGTGGCGAAGCCGGGACGATGGCGTCGTCCGCCCACCCCTCTACGGTTTCGCGCGGCAGCTGCAGCAGGACGGCCAGGCTCGTGTCGCTGGTCAGCGCCAAGCGTTCCATCAGCGCGCGCTTCGTGATGCCGTCGTCCCGGAACACGTCGGGCCGGAGAAGCTCCAGGTACTGCCGGCGCGCGTCCGGGATTCCGTTCTTCCGCCAGTCGCTAACGGAGGGGGCCTTGACTCGGCAGAGCCTGGCGACCGTCGCAGTGCCGCCGAGCGCATCGATGATCTGGGAGGGGGTTTTGGTGTCCATGGCGCAGAAGCTTAGGACTAGCTAAGTCGACGGTCAATAGCCAGTCCGAAGCCAACCCTAATTAGGCTTAACTAATGAGCACTCTCGCCGAACGCCTTTCCCTCGCTATGTCTCAGCGGGGCATGTCCCAAGCAGAACTTGCGCGGCTGTGCGGCGTGAGCCAGCCAAGCGTTCACGGCTGGTTGAGCGGCAAGTCGAAGTTCCTCCGGGGCGAGAACCTTCTTAGCGCAGCGGCAGCTTTGGTGGTATCGGATGAGTGGCTGGCCACCGGTCAGGGCCCCATGGAGCGGCGCCAGGCACCCGGCCCAGCTAAGTCTCAATCGGCGCGACCTGACCCGGCGATCCTCTCCGCCACCCAAGATTTCCTTGAGCGAGCCTTTGCTGCACTCGGCAAGAAGTTCTCACTCACGGCGGAAGCCGACTTGTTCGCGGACGTCTATGAGTGGGTTTCCGAGGACGACAGGCCGATAGATCAAAGAAACCTTGTGGACTTCGCTCAATGGCGGGCGAAGCGGGATAGTCACAGGGAGCGAGATGAGCAAAACGGACACACTTCTGGAAAAGTTGCTGGAGCGGATCAGCGCCGCACCGCCGGCTGACAAGCCGCTGGCTGATGTTAGGGCGGTTCGCCCCATGGACGAGATCACGCGGCAGAGCCACATCCGTATGATCCGCAGCTTGACCAGGGCATACAGGCAGTTCGGCTTCCAACTCTTGGTGGACCAAGCCACCATCGGCTGCGCGGCCATTGAGGACCTACCAGATGCCGAGCTGGTGGCGCTACATCGAGACCTGGACCGAGCACGGGAGTGCATTGCGGATGGGGTTACGTTTGAGGATGCCGGCCTTCTGCGCTCGATGCGCTGACCACTAGCTCGTAGTGATGTTCATCAAGCCCCACCTCTGGTGGGGCTTCTATTTCGGCCGGATAGTGCCGAATTGAATGAACCAATAGTTAAACGTTCAGCATTTGAGCCGAAAAGTTAGCCACTCCTATTGACTTAGAGATTAGCTAGTCCTAATTTTGCATCCGTCGCCCCAAGACCAGCCCATCCCGGGCCGGGGCACGGAGACCGCAAATGTCCGGCACCGCCGCGCTCCCGCAGCGCCGACCCGCAGTCGCAGTGCTGCGCGAGGCCACCAGGTACCTCCCGAACACCGTCTATGTCGAGGCCAGCGAGGCCATTGACCGGCTCGAGCGCGTGCTGGAGGAAGCCGCACGCCGCGCAGATTACGCCGCCAACCTGCGCGACCTGCGCAATGCCATTAACAGCGCGCGGGGTGAGGCATGAGCTACTTCAAGACGAACGCGCCGGGTGTGCTCAAAGCATGGCACCAGGAGCGCGAAGCCGTTGCCGCACTGCGAGCAGAGGCGCGCACGTTTGCCGCTCGCTTCGGCGGTACGGAGTGCCTGTATGGAGATCCGGCGAGGTTTGCCGGCCTGCGCTTTCAGCCACCTGCCCCGCGCGACCTGTGGCGCCTGCCCGACCGCGACGGCATTCAGTGCCCGAGAAGCGCCCCTCGGCGCGGCGCGACGGCTGAGACCAAGGAGGCCCATGCCCGCCTGCTCGCGGAGTGGAAGGCCAACGTCCCCACTGCTCGGGTGGACAGCAATGCCTTGTACGCCGCCCTGGGCGTCGGCTGGGGCGATTTCCTGCTCTGCGGCGGACTTGTGATGTTCGAGCACGGCGGATGGCTGTACGCAAAGACCGGCGCGGATATGCCATGCATGACCGAGATTCTTGGCAGCGAGTACGAAGCTGCGCGCAAGGCGGCCTCAGCATGAACCGTGCCTTCGTCGCCCTCCTGCTGTTCGTCCTGGCCGGCTGCGCCGCGCCGGTCCACCCTGAGTCTGTCTCGTCCGCCGTGCTGGCCGTGGACGGCGAAGTGGCCATTCCGGCGGACCTGATCGTGACGAGCCCGCGCATCTGCGCCGCGCTCGCGGTCTACGACCTGGCCCAGCACGACGACTGGGGCCTGCGCGCCACCATCGCCCACACCGCCTTGAACGGCTTCCGGGCTGCTGATCGCGTGCCGAACTGCGCCGCCGGCGTCGGCGCCGCGCTGACGCAGAATTTCGAGCCGCGCCGCTGGCAAGCCGCACTCGATGCCGTCGACTCCGTGACCAGCGGCTCCTACTCCGTTTCCCCCGACGCATGCACCCGGGCAACTGCGGTTGCCCCCCTGTCCTCCGTGGTGAACGCCGAAACCCCATCGGCGGCCCGGGTGCATTGCGTCATCTACGACCTCGCGTTCGTCAGCGCCGCGCCCTGACGCGGCCCAGGAGAAGCCCATGCAACGCATGATCAGCCACCCCGAACCGATCGCGCCCTGCAGCAAGGGCCACGCCGCCCGCCACATCCATGACCTCCGCCGCGCCTCCGCCGGCGGCGGACACGGCATCGAATGCGCCTGCAGCCACACCGCGCGGCACCCCGAGTACGAACGCGCCCTGGCGGAATGGGAGCAGATGCACCAGCAGCCGGCCGCGCGCCGCGCGCCCAGGACGCCGCGCAGGGTTTTCCCGGCCATGCCGCAACTCCAGCTGTCGCTCTGAGGTGGCCATGTCCGACGACGCCCAATCCGCCCTGCTCCTGGATGCCATCTCCAAGAAGCCGATGACCGCCATGGAGATCCTGACCGAGCTCGGCATCGCCCGCGCCAGCGCGCGCGTCTACGACCTTCGCCGGGATGGGTATGTCATCCACTCCACGGCGGTCGTGGTCCGCAACCGCCGCGGCAAGCCCTGCCGCGTTGCGCGCTATAGCGCGCCGACCGCACAGAAGCTCCTCATCCCCCATCTGCCGGGCCGCGCCCGGTACACCCATCGCCCTGGCAAGAAGGACGCCAACGCATGAACGCACACAAAGAGCAGCACGATCCGGCCTGCATTGCCGCCTACGAGCAGCTGTTCCAAGCAGACTCGCGCGACCCGAGCCAGACCGAGCGCCTTGCGGTATGGGCAATGTCCTGGAACGCCGCTCGGGCGGCCGAGCCCTCGCCAGTAGTCAAGCAAAACTTGACTACTCAGCCCGCCGCAGCGCAGGAGGCGGTGGGCTTCCAGATCCGCATCCGGCAGTGGTCGTCCGATCCTTTTGAGGGCCCGTGGCTGCATCCTAACGTGCCGAACAGGAAGCACTACGACTCGCGGCCGGGTAACTACGAAACTCGGAGTATCTACGCCGCCCCCGTCACCGCAGCGCCGGCCAACCACCTGCACGCGCATCTGCTGCACATGCTTGGCGCGAAGGACCACGAGGACGCCTGCCGGATCATCGGCGAGCTGCACGCTGCAGCGATGCGCACCACCGCAGCGCCGGGGATCGACATGGGAGTGCCTGGTGCCACGCTGACGATCGACGGCAAAACGTTCACCGTCGATGAGGTCCGCGCCGCACTGCTGCCCGGCGCCAGCCCCAAGGACGAACTGGAAAGCTGGAAGCGCGGCACCAAGGCTTGCGCCGAGGTTCTCGGGCAGGTCATGCGCCAGACGCAGGACAGCCCCAAGGGCGGCAGCGATGCACAGGTGGTTCCGTATCAGCGCGCTCTCGACCTGATCGGCGACGCTTACAACGCCGGCACGCACGGTATCGGTTACTCGCAGCAAGCGATGGAGCTGCACGACGCAATGCAGCCCCCCGCAGCGCCGGGGATCGACCTTGAGCCGCTCCGTGACGCAGCCATGCAGCTGATCGAATCTGTGCGTGACCTCGGCCACCACGGGGGGTGCAGGTGCTGGCAGTATGGCGCGGCCGAAGAACGCTGCGATTGCGGCCTGACGACGGCGCGCAAGGAGGCGGATGCGCTGGAAAGCGCGTTGGCCCAGGCCGACGCCAGCCCCAAGGGCGTCAGTGATCCGTGGCGCGGGCTCTACGCACCCGAGCGCGCACCGACCCGCGATGAGTACGGCTGCTTCTATCACCCCGACATCCCGTCGTGGGATGACGAGCGCGAGGAATCCATCGCTCCCTTGCTCAAGGCTCAGGGATTCGATTTGCAGTGCGTCCCTGGCGATTTCTCCGATGAAGCGATGGAGGAAGGCGGCGAGCGGTACTGGCAGGAAATGCGCGAGTGGAGTCCTGAGCCGGTGGGCGACGGTTGGCGGCTGGTCGCCATCTACGACACAGAGGACCGCCCGTACGCCATGTTCGTGAAGCCGCTGGCGCAGGCTGGCGATGTTGAGGTACGGGACAGCAGCGCCGAGGTGGGGGCGTGAGCGGTCGACTGAATTTCAGCAATGAATGTGCTATCGCAAATGAACTAGCGCTCTGCCTGGTGCATCCGTCTCTATCGCTTCGAGTTGATCTTCCGCTGGACGATCCTCGCATAGACGCGAAACGGAGGCTCGCGAAGGAACTGCCGCTTAACGAGCCTTTCGGACTGCCACAAAAGTGCCTCCGCGTCCTCGATATTCCTATGCAAGAGTTTCATAGCTCGATCGTGTTCCTGGCCGTCGAACACCCCATGCACAGCGTCGTCGATCCAGCCCAGCTTTCCGGCCACCTCACTGAGCAGAAAGCACGCTCGCCCAAGCGGCCCGGCAGCTTCGCCCAGTTCGGGAATATCCTTACGGAGCTCCAGTATTCCGTCCGGCGGCTTCAATGCCGAACGATGTGTCGTGTCGCCCATGATCAACTCAAGAGCGATTTCGTACCTCTTCGCGCAAAGCTCCCTCTTAAGCTTCTTGATCTCTATTGCCCAAGCGAAAAGAGGGGGGTGAACCGCCACAGCAATCCACATGGATCGACCTTTCGCCTCGCGGCGTCTACGTCTCGCGTCCAAACGGGCAAGCGACAACGCAGTAATCACAGCCCCGATTGTGCCAATCGCTGCCCACGCATCCCACCACACAACGCAGTCCTTCGCCAACGGCCAGCACTGGCTGACGCCCTCCATCCAACTCATTCCCTGATCCCCCTGTGGATTGGGCGGCATTCTGCCATGCGTCCGCGCGCTCGAGCGGCCAGCCCGCAGGGGGTGAAGGATGTCCGGTGACATGGCATGGATTCGCAAAACCTACGGCGTGCCCGCAAAGCGCGGCGCGCGCGTGGCATACCTCGGGAACGGAACGACGGCGAAAGGAACGATCCGCTCGGCGAGTAACGGGCGTCTGAACATCCAGCTCGACGGCGACCGCTTCACGATCCCGTTCCATCCGAAGTGGCAGCTGCGCTACCTGGACGCGGACAGCCCGCAGGAGGCGAGCGATGCGTGACATGGCTTTGCCGCTGGCGCCATCCATAGGTGCGCAGCCGGTGCGAAAGCGCACCGGTAGGCCGCCGGTCCTGATCAACTGCGGGAGATACGGCCGGCTTTCTGTCCCGCAGATCGCAGTGGTCGCCGGGGTTACGGACGCCGCTATCCGTGCCCGCCTCCGCTACGGCTGGAAGGGCGCGCAGCTTTGCCAGGCTGTCGGCGCGCGGCCGAACGCGAAGCGCGGCGAGATCCGGGTACCGACGATGCTGATTGCCGTGCAGCTTGCCCAGCGATTCCGGGACCGGGCGCCGAGCGTGGAGGAGATCCGCAAGTTCAGGCCGATGAGCCTGTCCGCGGCGAGCCGCTGGCGCCAGGTCATCCGGGCCGCTCTCGAAGCGAATTGGCCTCGAGGCGCCGGCGATGACTGACTTCAAGATCAGTCCGGCCATGGTGAAGGCGCTGCGCCGGCTTGCTCACGGGCAGAAGGGCCTGGACGAGGAGACGTACCGGGCGCACGTCCGGGCGGTCGGGTGCGAAAGCACCTTGGACCTCAACCGGCCACAGCACGCGGCGCTGCTGCAGCGCCTGGTCGCCCTCCCCGACAGCCCGAAGGTGCGCGGCAATGCTCGGCGCGCCTGAGCAGCTCGACATCTTCGGCTATCGCGCTCGGCGCCTGGCCGAAATCAATCGCGTCGCCGCCGATGCAGCGCGCGTCGCCTACAACTTCCCGCCCTCCATTCGGGAGGAGCGGGTGAGGTTCTATCTGGCCGAGCCTGATCGATACGACGCCTTGGCCGCTCAATGCGCGCCGCCGATGGCGCCGAAAGGAGTGTGCCGTGGGTGCGGCTGAGAAACTGGAAGAGCTACTGTCGATTGATCGTGTGTGCGAGCTGACCGGTGTCAGCCGGGCCTACATCTACATCCGCATCGGGGAGAGAACCTTCCCCAGGCAGATCAAGGTCGGCAAGAGATCGCTCTGGCTGATGAGCGAGGTGCAGGCGTGGATCGCTGCGGAGGTTTGCGCATTTCGAGAAAACGAAACGGGCACCAAACGGGCACCGGGTAGCTTTGTGGCCAGCGAAGAAGGAGCCAAAACGGAGCCAAACCATTGA